TCATTTTAGCCAGTGCCTTAGCTTCGCTATCAGCACGTGTAATGGTGGCTCCGCGAATATTTTTGAGAACCTTAATGCCCCTACCAAGATGCACAGTAGGGTCTGCATAATAATCTACGATCGCATCAGACAGCCCAGAAGCAATCTTGTTGCCCCAAGCATTAGGGGCGTTAGGATCCTTAAACTTTGCCTTGGCTGCTGCCGCGTCAAGCGGATCAATAACACGAGTACTGTCTGGTTCAGAAAACTGAAACTTCACCGGACCAATAGGCTGCTGGTCCCCAGCAGCAATAACAGTAGCCTGTCCGGGAGTCATGTTGGCTGAAGCATCCCAAGCCTGAGACCATAGAGATCCCTGGAACCAAGACCAGTTAGCGTGGCCCTGGCTTGCTTCGTATTCGTTGTGCGCACTATAAATGGTGGCAGCAGTATACGGACGCTGAACAAGGTTGCGGAATAGCCAACCTGCGGCGTGAAAGGCTGGAGCGATAGTGTGTGACTCAACATCATGCCAGATCTGGCCGATGTCCTGAAAAGGGTTGGTTAGAGACCAACCCTTGCTCTTATCCTTCTTAGGCTCTTCAGGCTGGTTCTGTGCCTGCTGCTCCTGCTGAGAAGCAATAGCGGCGAGGTTGTCTGCCTGAAGCTGCTGGTTAGTATCTAGCGCGCCGCCAGGGCCAGCAACATCTCCACCGGCGGGGCCTATTGCACCTGCCTGAGGTCCAACAGAGCCGCTAAGCGGTGCTGCTGTTTGAAACGTTGCCTGAGACACTGTTGTCTACCTCTGACTCAAAGTGCGGAATGTTTGAAAAAAGATCGACTGGAGTGCTTCGGACAGTATCATAGGCTACTCCAATACCCAGCATAAGCTTCTGTGCTTGCGGGTCCTGTTGGATGTTGTCAAGAACGTTAGCCATCATGTTCATTGGAGTAGACCAAGACATTACTGTTGTCCGCTTCGAAGTAGGTTAACAAAAAGACGAGTACTGGGAAGGGCATCGTTCATGTTGGCCATCATCTCGAAGAGAGGAAGGCTGCGGCTGATCTTGCCGATATCCTGCTGCTCTACTTGAACCGGTGAAGAACCCAGCGCAGTAGGACCAGGACCAGGACCCAAAGCTGCACCAGCCGTGACAGGCTCAGTGGGTCGAGACGAACCAGCGCTAAATGGAACGACTTGACCTGCTGCCGGATTCGGGGGTAGCTGATTAGGATCAGCAGGACTAGACGATCCCTGCGTGTTCGGGGACGCAGATAGTGGCGCACCCTGTTGAATAGCCTGGAACTGGCTGTTTTCCCCGTATTTCGCGTCTGGCAGATCTCGCAGAGCTTGAGCGGGTCCACCATCAGTTCGCCTACTCAGTTGTCCCGGACCCGATACCCCAGCGGGATTCTGTGGTGCTGGCACTTGTAATCGCCTCTATATCCTTGGATGCCTCTTCAAAAAATTTACGTTGTTCCTTTTGCCACACATAACGATGAGCAGCGATAGAGGACATCGTGTCAAAGAAGTCGTAGAAAGCATGGAAGATACCAGCCGCAAGTTCCATAAGCCCAGATACAATTACCCAGACGTTGCCCTTAACTGGCTTCGTCGGAACGAACTCTTCGTCTTCCATGCTTACTCCTTAGCTAGCAGTGCTACGCTCAGTTCCTGGATTGCCAGGGCCGGAGCCCTGGCCGGGGTTGTAGGTCCCACCGATTGGTGTGGTGCGGAAACCACGAAGGCCCCCGCCATCCCAAGTCTGGGCAACCTCTCCCTGGTGCATACTGTGTCCGTCAAGGGCAGAAGTGTCGATCAGCCCGGACCAGCTAGACTCAATTGCACCTGTGTTGCCTGGAACGCTGCCAGACTCAAAAGTGTGTTCATCAACTCGGGTAGATCCCATTCCTTCGGGACCCATGTCGCCCTGACGGGGCGGAGTTGGCGGAACAGCATCCGCAAAATTAGGGCGCTCAAACTGACGCCCGCCACCAACAGCCATTACATAATCTCCTTGTTGCAGCAAGCGGACTTGAGAACGTCTGTGTTCTTGCCCTTAATCTTAGTAGTGGTGGGAACCCCCACCAGAGTCCGGGCACCGCAGTACTTGCAGCCGCCAGGGTTAGTAGCATGACGGAAGGCTCGAACGAACCGCTCGTCATCAATATTAATATCTTCGGCGATCATCGCCTGTTTGAGAGTTTCTAGATCTAGCATTTTAGCCTGCCGGTAGCTTTCTCATGACGTTAGCTTGTAGAGTTGGTGATCCTCCGCCGGATAGGCCCGCCAGAAGACGCTGAATATCTGGCGGCCCCTGCTGCATCTGAGGCATCGAACCAGGAGGCCCCTGTGGGGCTCCCTGAGGTCCGCCAGGACTAGGCATACCAGGAGGCATCTGATCGGCGCCAGGAGGCGCCTGTGGAGGCGTCTCAGGGGCAAAGGCCGCTAGGATCGCCTTGTGTACTGGAATGCCCTTCTCACGCTCATCCATGACCTTGGCCAACTTCTTGAGCATGTCCGAAGGATCCTGACCCTGCGCTGCCATCATCGGAACAGCCATAGCTGTTTGAGCCAGCATCTGCTTTAGAGCATCAGTCAACTCTTCGGTATCGATCTGTTCCATCACCTGGTCAACGTTGATATCGAAAGGCAACTGTCGCAAAGCGAAATCCCTACTGATGAGCTTGTCACCTCGCGCCTGCAAAAGGAATACGAGAGCCCTGTTGGGGTCCATCCCGGCTGCCATACCATAAGTAACGTCAACCTGGTAGACTCCGGCAATGTCACGAGATGGTACGTAAGTTTCCTCGAACTGCTGTCCATTAACTTGGACACGAATGAACCGCCTTGTGTTCTTCCAGAACTTCTCATCCATCTCGAACGCTGCACCGATTGCGCGGCGAAGTGTGTCGCCCAGAATGAGCTGATAGGTTCGAACCTTGGAGTCAATGGTGCCCATCAACTCTTCCATACCACGACCAGTTACGATCGAGCCGGGAGACTTACCTGTAGCACCTTCAGGGAATCGAGCACCAACAGTGATGTCCTGGTTCAGGAGTTCACCCTGCTGCCAAGCAGCAGGAGACATTTCAGTAGCAACATACTTGATGCCACCAGGATCCGTGGAGCGGATTACACGATCACGGCCGAACGGAATGTTGACCACATCAGGCCCGACAACCAGAGGAGCGTTGATGCTCTTCTTAGCTGCTGCCATGCCGTACTGTGCGAACACAGCACGAGCAACCTGAATCCAGATCACATCATCGTAAGCTCCGCGAGACTGTTCGTCAAACTTCGGAGCTTCAGCAATGAAGATGGGACAGCGCCCCAGCTTGTTGTCGATACGTAGAAGCTGGAGATTATCCCGGCTGGGCACGTAAGTAACGATCTGATCGTCATCATGATACGTAACCATTTCTAGCTTTTGGTTAGACTCTGCATGCATACCCGCCCTCAGCGCACTAGCAAGATGAGGGAATTTCGCACAGAGCGAATCTACATCGGAGTCGTAGACCTTAGCAAACCAGCGAGTATGACCAAAGATGTCAAGATCGTAGTAGCAACCCAAAGGGTTTTCGAAACGCAGCCTAGGGCCTGGCTCGCAGTAAGCGTCGCCAAAATGGGGCTCCACAATGATCGGGAGAAAACTGTATGTGTTGAGCCAGTCGGCCGCTTCGACCATATTGACCTTGACACGACTGTTCTCCAAATAGTTGTGAGCAATCAGCGTACGACGCTGAGCATACTTCTTTTGACGATCACTGGTCATGACTCCCGAAGTACAGGAGACTGTCGGCATCTGGCCGATCTGCTCAGAACTGTACTGTGCCGCAACGTTGATAACGTTGGAGACGATCGGCTTAGGGAAGTCATCGGCCAGTAGTCCGGGGGCTACACGATCGAGTTCAGAGGCGCGAACGGCCCGAACCTGATTCATTCGCATATCTCGCTCATACATACGAAGCCGTGCAGCGGCGACCTTCTTAGCCACTTCGTTAGGGCTCAGTGCCATGTATCACTCCCACCATCGTGCGGGGTTGCTGATGATAGGCTCAGCTATATCAGGTTCTCGGTATTGGCCCTGCGAAGCACTATACCAGTCAATATTGATTACAACTTGTTCTTCACGATCACGTTCGGAAAGCCAACCATCATCCCAGAAAGACAGACCGTCCTGTTGGTCCAGCAGTTCCCGGCAGCGAATCTCTACGAACCACAAAGCCATCACACAGTCTTGGACAGGTGCCTTCGCTGTGGTCACCGTAGGGTACCAGGCAACCAACTGTTCCACAAGGCTCTGGATTCCAGCGTGGTTGCGCCTCGACGGGAACTCGATGGCGTTTGTGCCTTGCTCCCAACCCTTGAACAAGTTTGCCAAGGTAGCGACGCCCCACTGAGTATCCCATTTGTTCTTTCCTGTCGTGTGGCCTGTCATACGAACACCGCGAGTAGTCATCCACGTGCGCAGGTCTTCGTCCTGCATAATAGACTGCTGGTAAGCATTGGTCTCAATGCGCCACTCGTTGATGCCGTAGCGTCGAGTCCATTCCTTCATCACCGCCGCTGTTTGGGCAGGTAGTGCACCGTGTTGGTTCCACACGTCGAGAAGGTACCGCCGTCCGGTTGATAGGTCTGCTCCGACGACGACCATAGCGGTGTAGTTGGTGGCTGCGGGGTCCAGCCCAGCGACCACATAAAGGCCTGCCATTCCTTCGGGACGGACCCCTGGGAATCCTGGAACAATGATCCCAGGTAGACGCCCACCATTGGTACAACCATCAATCTCCGCCTGTGTGAAAGTAGTGGACTGGCTGATCTGTGCCTGCATGTAAACACGAGACCAAGTTTCAGCGGACATCTGGTTTCGCTTCTCAGCGAGAGCTGGACCATCCCACATCGGGTACAGCCCAGTCTCATCGGGCTCAACCTTCTCAAGCCCCATGGGCTCAACGTTAGTCTTAGGCCACAGAGTCTTCCAAGTCTTTGGATCTTCCGTCATTTCCAGCACAGCAGGCTGGGACAGATACGTATACGGAGACTCCCCAGTAACATACCACTCAGGCTTGCGGATCTCCGAGTAGAGATCCTGTGCAGCAAGACGAGTACCAACGATAATCAGCTTGCCGGTTCCAGGCTCCAGACGGGAGCCGATGATGGACTGAATCCACTCGATCTGCTTCGGGAACTCATGAGCGTTGTCAAGGTCGGCACAGTCATCAAGAATGATGAGGTCAGCACGGGCACCATAGATCTTCTTACGAATACCGAGAGCCTGCACCGTAGGGTGCCCAGAGACATTGCGCGGACGGATGTCCGGGTTGACAAGAATCATATCAGAGGTCCACTTGGCGCCGTTGCCGTTGTAGCCTTCGGCCGGAGCAAAGTCATCCTTCAGACGCTTGTAGACAAGCATGTCCTTGTCGAGACGGTTCTTAATTCCGTCCAGGTTCTTCTTCGCACGGTCCGCCGAAGCGGACACCAAGAGCACACGGATGTTCGGATCCTGCACGATCCGCCATGTCACGTAGTTCTGACAAAACAACTCACTCTTGGCGTGGTGAGGTGGCGTGTTGATGAGCAGTAGATTCTTGTGGCCAGGGATATAAGTCTGATTCGGGTGGAGCGACCGAGGGTCGCGACCTTCAAGAAGATCCAGCCACTGCAAGTGGTGGTCGAACAAACGGTTGCCCATGTACGCTTTCGAGAACGTCTCGAAGTCGGGAACCTCACTGAATGTCTCCAGAGGCGCCGCCTGCTTGCGGCGGATCAACTCTACAGCATCCTTGAACGCCTGAGCGTTCATAGCGCCAGCATGGCCTTTAGAGCCGCTGCGCCAATACTCATAAGTCTTTTCAGAGATATCTACAAAATCACAAGCACGGCCAACAGACCAACCCGCAGCCAGCTTTTCAAGGACAATCTTCTGCTTGTCCGCAGTAGTCCACTTGATGCTAGCCATATATAAGTTATCCTGTGGGTGTCGTTGTACTCGTTTTAGGGATGGGGGAAACCATTAAAGGAAGGGGGTTCAGTGCTCGCTGTCCCGGTGCGCTCGCACCATACTATCCATCGGGGAACCTTACGGGTTCCCCTCTTACGAACACGAGGTATCCCAAGATACCGAGTGATGCATGCGGAGCCTTCAGGGGCTCCGCTTAACACTGAAGCGAGCCGCTCGCCTGTAGGCTCGCTAATTATCCTTACCCCTCACTTATATATAGTACCTCCCGGAAGGGGTGCTGGTTGCCTGTAACACAAACCGTTATCAAACTGTTATCAAAACAGTGTCAGGATGTCCTAATGTGTCCAACTAAATTATAGTTATCTGGTGACCTCACCGTTATAATTCAGGTATAGTATCACAACGGACATAGCCGACACCTGTCTTAGGAAAAAATCTGAAGTTTGTAGCACAGCACAGCACGTCAACACTTTAACAACGGCCGGTTGTCAACTGGTTGATTCGGTAACGAGTGCAAGCTCGATGATCTATTACAGCCGCATCAACACGGCGACAACTCATTGACACATCGATGATGCACAGTGCATGTCAAGCACCTTGTGTTCACACCTTGTACAGCCGTTGTCACGCATATGACACCTGTTTGTGGACGTGTTGAGGTGTTGTCAGCCTGTTATCAAGTGTTTGAGGCAAGTGCTACAACCTGTAGCACATCGTCAGTGCTGCTGATGGTTGCACAGTGCAATTGTTCATGACATGAAGCATGCAATAAGCGGAGGGATATCCTCCGCATTGTCGCTGGCGTTGGCCAGTGACTTCAGGGACGCAGGCGAAGCCTGCTCCCGCAAGCTGAGAGCTTGAATCACACATACACGCGCGCGGTAATAGTGCTCACTCGCGTGGGCGCTCGTTCGCACGACGTGGTAAGCCACGTTGTGGGGCAGACAGCAGGCAGCTCCTGCTGTTGCATCGCACCAAGAGAGCCACTGAGAGGCCTGTAGAGGCACGCGCGGGCGTGCCCTGGTGTGCTGTCTAGGACAGGCGCCTGTAGGGCGCTCAGCGTGGC